GACAGCATCGCCGAATCCGGCAAGGACCAGAACCTGGACACCCTGGACGGAGAGTTCTCCATCGTGCCGCAGGATGACGACATGAGCGGCATGGGCAGCGGCGGCGATGAATCCGGACAGGCCATCGAGCACCAACCCAGCAACCCAATCCCGCAACCCACCGGCGAGCCCACCATGGCCGACGCCCTCGCCAGCGTGCGCGAAGGCGACCTGGACATGGCGCGCGACATCGCCCGGAACCTGCTCCCGGACGAAGCCCAGGAAGTCGAGGCCGCCATCGCCAAGGCGACGGCACCGAAGCAAACCCGCCAGCGCGGGACGATGAACGTCGAATAAACAGAGAACGGGGCGACTGAGGATGTCGCCCCATAAAGGACAAATTCATGAACACAGCATTGTTCTACGACACAGAAACCAGTGGCCTTCCGCTGTTCAAGGAGCCGTCTGAGCACCCGGGCCAGCCGCATATTGTGCAACTTGCCGCAATCCTAGTGGACATGGACACAAGAAAGACAATCGCCTCTATGGATGTGATCATCCGCCCGAACGGCTGGGTCATCCCAGACAATGTGGCGGCTATCCACGGCATCACCACGGAACACGCCATGGATGTCGGAATTGTCGAGGAACTAGCCGTCGAAATGTTCTTGCAGTTTTGGCAAGGACGCCGGCGGATCGGCCATAACGAGAACTTTGACGCCAGAATCTTGCGCATCGCCCTGAAACGCTTCTTTACCGAGGAAGTGGCGGATCGCTGGAAAGAAGGTAGCTCCGGATGCACAGCAATCCGCGCGACGCCAATCTGCGCCCTGCCGCCCACCGAGAAGATGAAGGCCGCGAAACGCTTCCACCACAAGACCCCGAACCTGGGCGAAGCCTACCGGCACTTCCACGGCAAGGATTTTGACAATGCCCACAGCGCCATGGCCGATGTCATGGCCTGTCGCGATGTCTGGTTCGCCATCGATGACATGGAGAAAGCGGCATGAAACTCACCCACCTGAAAATCACCCACTACCTGGGCGCCCGCTCCATCGACGCCGCCCTGGCGCATCCCATCACCCTGTTCGCCGGCCGCAACGGCGCCGGCAAGTCCTCCATCGTGGAAGCGGTGCGCCACGCCATCACCGGGGACAGCACTCGGGTGGCGCTCAAGAAGGACTACGGCCAGCTCATCACCGAGGGCCAGGAAGTCGGCTCGGTGGAAGTGCAGGACACCCTGGACGGTTCCTTTTCCGTGGTGCTGCCGTCCGGCAAAGGGGTGCATCACGCCAACCCGGCCTTGCCCTACGTGCTCGACCACCACGCCTTCTCCCGGATGGCGCCCAACGACCGCCGCGCCTTCCTGTTCAACCTGATGAAGATCAAGACGGACGGGGCCGAAGTGCTGGATCGTTTGATAAAGCGCGGCTGCGACGTTGATAAAGCCAAGGCCATCGCCCCCCACCTGTCCGCCGGATTCGATGCCGCCGCCAAGGAAGCCCAGGCCCAGGCCCGGGAACAGAAGGCCTTGTGGCGCAACATCACCGGCGAGGCCTACGGTGACAAGAAGGCGCCGGGCTGGAAGGCGCAAGCGCCGGAGATTTCCCACCTCGATCTGGTTGCGCAACAGTCCGTCATCGACGGCATTACCAAGATGATCGACGCCGCCAACCAGGATCTGGGAGCCCTGAATGCCAAGGTCAGCGCGGCGAACAACGTCCGCGCCAAGCTCGCCAAGGCCCAGGAAGACGCGGGAAAGTACGCGCGCATCGCCGACAAACTGCAACGCGACGAGAAGGAACTGACCGAGTGGAAGGCCAAGGTCGAGGACACCCGGGCCAAGGCCGCCGGCGGCCTCATCGAGGCCCATCACGCATGCCCGCACTGCGAAGGGCTGATACAGATCAGGAACGCCATGATAGTGAAGTACGTCATGCCGGAATCGGTGCCGGACGCGGAAGCAGCGGCGCGCCTGCCCGAGTATGAGAAAGCCATGCGCACCCTGGAAAACGCCGTCGCCAATGACGAGCGGGATCTGTTCATCGCGGATAACGCCGCCAAGTCCATCGAGGAACTGGAGAAGCAGATCGGCGAGGCCCCGGCGGAAATGGCACTCATGGCCGCCGTCGCAAAGGTGGACGAGCTCAAGGCGGAACGCAAGCGCGCCAGCGAAGAAATGGAAACCAGCCGGCGCTTGCACCGGCAACATGAGGAAGCCGCGAACAAGACCGCATCCGCCCAGATCCACCATGACAACGTGCAAGCCTGGGGCAAGATCGCCGACGCCATGGCGCCGGACGGCATCCCGGGAGAACTGTTGACCGAGGCGCTGGAGCCGATCAACGCGCGCATGTCCATGGCGTCAGTATTTGGTCAGCGCACCGTAGTCATCACCACCGACATGGAAATCTTACTCATGGACATCCGGCATGGTGGACGACCGTATTCGCTCCTGTCCGAGTCAGAACAGTGGCGCGCGGATGCCGTCATCGCCGAAGCCATCTCGCACCTGTCCGGCCTGCGCCTGCTGGCGCTGGATCGAGCCGACTTGCTGGACATGGCTGGGCGCACGGATCTGCTTTATTGGCTGGACGACCTGGCCGAAGCGGGCGAGATCGACACGGCCCTGGTCTTCGCCACGCTCAAGGCCGTGCCCACCGGATTGCCGGACAACATCCGTGGGATATGGGTCGAATCCGGTGTCGCGGATGATGTTGCGGCAGAGACGCAAATGCTGGAAGCGGCCTGACATGAAAATCACCCTCGACACCTGGGCCAAACAACGGTTCGACCCTCCGCCCCACGTCAACACCCTACGCGCCTGGGCGAGGGATGGGAAGATCATCCCGGCCCCGGTGAAGATCGGGCGTGCCTATTTCGTGGAGGCTAAGGCGATGCACGTTGAGGAGGTGATTCGTGGCGGGGTGATGGGGTAAGGATGCGCCTGTTGGGCGCGGAAAGGATTGAGTCAGATGTTGCCTAACGACATTTCCCGCTGCGGCGGTGTTGGGAGCTACGAGGAAGGCTGGCGCGAAGGCTGCGAGGACTGCGCACGGCGCACCGATATTTCGGATGATGAAACGGTGTACCAATGGATTCTGCCACCTGAAATCATTGCTTTCTGGTGCCAGTTCCACATTGCGAACAGCTAAGCGGCGCTCTGCGTCCGCTTGAGCGCACGGTTAGGCGTGGTGAACGAAGGCACAAAGGAGGATATATGTGCAACTGCAAGACGGAAATTGAAGCGCAACTGGTAGAGCACTTTAAGGCGAAGCACCCAGAAGCGGATGGGCACCAGGCAACGCTTGAGGGCTACGGATTAACGGTGATCGGCAACACGATGACGCTGCAACCCTACATGCCAATCAAGTACGGGGCGGGCCACGCAAACAAGAAGACCGGCCTTGAGCGATGGAAGACCGAGAAAGGCTCAATGAGCTTTCGCTTCTGCCCATTCTGCGGCGAGAACTTGCACGCGAAGCGTGACGCCTAACAATAGAATATAGGGAGCGTGCAAGGTATGGCCTACAGAAAAACCACGCGCTACACCAAGCAACTTGCCACCATGCGCGAGGCCAAGGCCAGAAAGCGACTGGCAGATCCAGCGCCGGGTTCGGCGGATGGAGGACACAACAGCGCTTTTCGCACCAATACAAACAATAACTTAGTGATGTATTTTCAGGACGGAATTTCCTGAATGAATCGGCGCATCCGGTCCAACTCCGGAAGAGCCGGATCGCGTCATGCAGTAACCCGCAATAGAATCGCCCTCACACAACAATTGAATGGGGCGAGCAGATGACAGCAGAATTCATTGTGCTGGTGTTCTGGGGAGGGTTGATATTCGTTCTTGCCAAAGCCCCAAAGGAATTCGTCATGATCATGCTCACCCTATCATGGCTGGGCATGTTCCTCGTCATCCTTTGGGCTATCGGTCGGCTGGCTTTCAAGCTACTGTTTGGCTGACCCGATCTGCTGATTGAACTGCTCCATCAACTCTTTGGTTCTCTGTTCGATTTCCTTGGCTCTTTCGGAGTCGCCTTGCTCGATCGCCTTCCGCTTGGCGGAACGAAGCTGCTGGACATTGCTTTCGTATGCGCCGACCGCGCGGATCATCTCTGCCTCCGGGTTGTCTGCCAGATACTGCTGGGCGCCATCCGTGTCGCCATTCTCCATGCGGCCCATGTACTCCGCCTTGTGGCGTTTCATGTCGCGGATGTTGTCGTAGAACCGGGAATTCATGGCCGAACTTGACTGCGTGTTGCCATACAGGCGGCCGGCCAATGGGATCTTGTGCGGCGGCAACTCTTCACCGGTGAACAGGGATTCGACCGACTGATACAGCTTGTTGCCTTCCCGCCCCACGCCACCGGTGACCTGGCCCCATAGGTAATCGATCTGGTCCGGTGTCGGGCTGATCTTGCCGGCCGTGTATTCGCTGCCGCCGGTGGACAGGTTGATCGCGTAGGCGATGGCGGTGGATACCGCCGAAGCATTGTCCTTCGCCATGGCGAACCCCGGCTCCGGGTCCGTGTTGCTGAACTTCTCCTTGGCAATGGGCTTGCCGGTCCAATCCTTGTTTTCGATGATCGCCGCCATGGGATCGAACACGGTCGGCAATACCGTTTGCGTGGACCAGCCGGCGGAACCAATCGGGTTGAACGCCTCGAACGTGATGCCCATCAGGTCGATGACACCCTCTATGGCGGAGCCACGCCGCCCCATGAGGGTTTCGGTGGCGATGCGGCCGATATTGGGAATGACGTGGAAGCCGAGCGGCATCGGAATCGAGATGTACTTGCCATCCATCAGCGGAACCACGATGTTGCGCTCGCGGATGAACTCGGGCGGCTCGTCGTCGTCGTACCCCGCCATCGCCAGCGCGACCGCCTGCATCACGCCCAGCATCACGCCGCCGCCAATGATCTTCTTGCCGACACCGGAAACGCTGTACTTGCCGGTCACGTGATCGCGCCGGGTCAGCGTTTCTCCGATCCGCGCCGTACCTTGCGTGGCGGCATTGAAGAAGGCGTACAGCGCGCCGGCCTGGGCGCCCCATGCGCCCTTGCGGTTGAAGTTCACCGTCATGTTCTTGGCCAGGCTGGCGGCCTGCTGTTTGCTCATGCCGCTGTCCACGGCTTCCTTGTAGGCGGACAGGCGCACCGCGTTCTCCATCGCCAGGTTGAAGTCGGATAGCCAGTTGAACAACGGCGTGGCGGCTTTCTGTATGGTCACCAGCGGAACCTTGAGCGCGCCGTTCGCGGTGAAGAACTGTCCCCACTTGCTTTCGGTCCAGGATGTCGGGTCCATGACCTGCTGCATGGCGTTGGCGCGCTCGTTGCTGGTCCTGAACATGTCGCGGTATCCGGTCTGTCCGCCTTCTTTCGTGAACTCCTCCCAAAGCGTGGCCCAGGGTGAAGTTCCAACCTGGCCTTTGCGCTCCTTGCGGGCGTCAGAATAAATGCCCGCCACGGCGGAAGCGATCCGACGCGGGTTAGTCACCACTCGTTCCTTGCCCTTCAGCGCCGTGCTGCTCAGGTTGAGCGCGCCCGTGCCCATGTCCCGGATCAGGTTGACCACGCCGAACACCGGGTTGTACTGCGTGTTGATGGCCGAGAAGTAGCGCGTCACGGCAGCCGCCGATCCCAGCCAGCCTTCCAGCATGGGGATGTCGATGTTCTTCATCGACTTTGCCAGGCGCACGGCGCGCTCATCGTTTTCGTTGAGCACGATTGCGCGCTCTTGCACGTTGCCGTTGCTGTCCTTGATCTTGGCGATGATGACGTTATCGCGGGTCCGGTAGTTCGGCACTTCGCGGGTTTCCACCAGGCCGGTCTGTTCGTTCAGAACGCGCTCTTGCGGGATCTTGTCCAGCGTCCAGAAGTCCGGCGCCGTGTTCAGCTTCACCAGGCCAGCAAGCGACACCGCCACACGGTTCTTCTCGCCGCGCACAATGGCCCGTTCGCGCTGGGTGGCGATGTTGGCCAGCACGTCGGCCACGGCCCGGGTAGAGCCGGTGCGATGCTTCGCCTCGCGTCCCTTGATCGAGAAGCCCTGGCCGATGCCCATGCCGCCGTCGCGGTCCTCGCGCATCAACGGAACGTAGTGCTGGAACATGTCGGCCCAGCCTTGCACCGTATCGCGGTTCTCCAGGCCATAGGACACATACAGGTCGCGCGTCTTGGCGATCATGCGATCAACCTGCCGGGCGATGGCGTCCAACTGATTGCGCTGGTCCTGGCTCAAGCCGGCGAGGTAGTCATCGGCTTCCAGGTCGGTCATGCCGGAACCCTTCGGCTGCCCGGTCACGTCATCGACCATGACGCCAGGATCGCGCTGCTCGATCAGTGCATTGGCTTCCTTGGCGTGTCGCGCCCACAGGTACTTGTCCAGATCGGCAATCGACACTTTGCGCAGGGCCATTTCGCGCAGCATGGGCGCCAGTTCCCGGTCGGCGAAGTCCTGCACGCGCTTGGCGGTGCGGCCATGGAACAGCTCTTCCTGCATGTAGGTGTTCCACTTGTCTGCGATCTGCCGGCCGGCATCGGTAATGCCCTGGATCGCCCGCTTCAGATCGATGTGCTTGTCCTGGAGCTTGAAGATGATGTCGTCCATCTTCGACGGCTCGGGCGTGTTAAAGACGGATTGATTGCCGGACGCGCCGCCTTGCAGGTTGGCGGATTGCTGGGACGGCGGCGGAGCGGGCGGCGATTGCTGCACGCCGGGAAGTTGGGATTGGCCGGCGCGGGAAAGCATCACATCCGCCGGATGCTTCTCGCGCCACAACTTGGCCAGGTTCTCAAACACCTTGTAGTCCTTGGCGGCCAGGTCTTCGATGCCCTGGAAGCCACGCATGCGCGCCTCGGTATTCAGCCACTTTTCTTGAGCCGGTAGGTCGTCGGCGAGTTTGCGGGCATCCGCCTCGCGCATCGCGTCCATCTTCTCGCCATTGCGTTCGAGCAGGGCGATCTTGTCCAGGGTTGGCTGGTTCCAGATCACGAAGTTGTAGGTGCCGCCTTCCTTGGCATCGGCCACGGCACGGATCAACTCCGGCGAGGCATCGTAACCGGACAGGTCATTGCTCAATGCCGCGCTCACGGCCTGGGCCGGGTAATCGAATCCGAGCCAGTCGTCGTTCTTCAGGGCGCGCAGCAGAGCATCGTTCTTCGGGGATAACTTGCCGGTGCCGATCAGTTCGGCGACTTCGCTGGCATCGGCGTCTTCCGGGAGTTCGGCAAGGAATTCGCGCTTGATGTCTTTCAGCGGGCGGTTCCGGCTTTGGCCGTCCAGGTAGCGGTTGCCGACGATGCCGATGCTGGCTAGGTATTCGCTGGCGGCTTTCTTGCCTCCGAGTTTGTTTTTTAGCGTTTCATATAAGAATGCTCCAGTCGGGCTACCAGGAGTGTCGCCCCATTCATCGGTAACCCACCTATCACGCACTTTACGACCAATATCGTCACCACCGCTATTTAGCAAACTCTTCACCTCCGGCGTCTGCTCACTAAGTGGTTTGTCCCAATCCAGCAGGTGCTGGAGAACTTCGTCTGGGATGTCGAGTTGGTAGAGGGAGCTTTCGTTTACTGGCTTCAATTCCTTCGCTTGCGCGATGGCATCGGAAATATCTTTGTCGGAGTATTCAGGCCACATCTGCTTCATGAATGCCGCTTTCTTGGCGTCATCCGCATACCTGTGCCGGATTGAAACAGCCGCCGCGAGTAGGCCGGTTGGTGGCATTGGACCATACTGCTCCATCAGGTAATACTTCGCCACGCCTTGCGATTGCGCGCTGTACCATCCCCACCCATAAGCCTGCGCCCCTTCCCCAGTACCTATCTTATCCAGCCTCGGGCGACCATGCGGGAATCCGTGTTCAGGCACCCAGATGTGCGGCGTTCCGTGCCAGACCCGTTGCAGCGCAGTGCCGCTTGCCACCTTCCCGACCCGCTTACCACCTTTCACCCAGCCGCGCGCCGCGTTCACCACATCGGCCACCAGAAGATCGGCCTGTCGCTGCCCGTCCAGGCCGGCCTTGAGCAGGCTGTCGATGCGGTCGGCCAGGGCGGTGAAGCCATGGCCACGGAACCAGTCGCGCACCACCTGCGCCAGCCGGCGCCAGCCGGTCAGCTTCACCAGCTCGGCGGGCTCCATGTCGGCCAGGATTTCTTCCACGGCCGCCACGTTGGACGCCAGGCCCAGCTTCTCGCGCAGAGCCGTGGCCTGTTTGCGGATGTTGGCGTTGGTCGCCCAGATCGACTGGAGCACCGGGTCCAGATCCATGCCGAACACGGCGCGCAGGCCGTAGTGGGTGATCTCGTGCACGGCAAGAACGTGCTCGGCGCGCGCCTCGTCGGCCAGGCCGGAGGCGAACAGGTAGATTTCGCCCTCGTGGGCCGCGCCTTCCACATCATCCAGCGCGCCGGCCTGTTCGATGAACTCGCGCAGGCGGGCTTGGGACGGGTTGTTCAGGTCCAGGGCCATGGGCGAAGTCAGCACATGCACGGTCGGCAGGTTGTTCATGGACTTGCGCACCCGGTCCACCATGGCATTCAGGTCGCGCAGGGCGATGCCTTTCCCTTCGCCACGGGCAAACAGCGGCATGCCTTCGCGTTCCAGTTTTTCGCGCAATTCGTTGGGGATGGGGAAGCCTGGTTGTTTCCCGCCTTCGGTCTCCACTGCGCTGACTTTCCCACCGCCGATCTTCTTCAGCACGTCGTTCGCCACCTGCGGCACGATCTGGTCATAGAACGCCCGCATCCCTTCGCCTCCCACGCGCAGGCCTTCACCCTCGAAGCGGGTCTTACCGGCGATGGCTTCCTTGGCGATGTCCTTGCCGACCACGTTGGACAGTTCCGGCTCGGCCACGGTGCGGTCGATGGCGCGGGCGCCGTCCTTCATGGCGGTGACGCGGTATTGCTGCACGCCGGATTCGATGCCGTAGGGCTCGATGTCGAGGCGGTCAACCTGCTTGGAGAGGTCGTACAGGTTGGCGTTCTGCTCGCCCGTGCCGAAGACGATGCCGTCGGCGCCTACGTCTACCGCGTGGCGGATGGCGCGCTTGATGCCGAGGGCGACCCAGGCTTTGGTATCGGTGACGAAGGGCGCGGTTGGGACGCGCTGGCTTTGAGCCGTCTCCCCAACGTGCTGCGCTTGCAAACGTGCCTGAGCAACTTCAAGTGCCTTGGCTTCGTCGGCATCAGGTAGTGCATAGTCCTGGACATTGGTAATGAAGTCGCCGTTCTGGTCGCGCACCTCCCAGTACCCATCTTGCCGCGTTGCTGTTGTCGCCTTGCGAGGCGATTCGTCAACTTTGAACCCTTCCTTCTTCCCGGCCTGCCCCCAGTCAGACTGCACCTCACCCACCCGCACATACCGCTTGCCATCCGCGCCCATGACTTCATCCAGGCGGACGTGGACAAGGACGTTGGGGGTGTCTGGCCAATGGGTAGAACGGAATTGTCCCTCCCCTTCTTGCCGAAGTGCGCGAATTTCTCGCCCGCCGCCAAGCAAGGCGTCCATGCGTTCGGCTTTATCGCGTGAATCCCACACAGGACCGTCGTACCTAGTGCCATCCGGGCTCATTACTGCGTACTTGAACTTGTCTTTGCCCAATCCAGGCAACGTCACCAATATCTCCCGGTACGTTCCGGGGATGCCGCCTTTGTAGGAGGAGTCCCAGTAGCCGGAGAACTTTGTGTCTCCTCCACCAAAGTTTCCTGCCACATCATGGATTTCATTTCCGGTCATCTCACCGTCTTCCATGACCATCCGGAAGCCGCGATCCTTGGCCTTTTCGTCGTGGTCATTGTCTTCCGCGAAATCCTGCATCGCGGCGAACATCTTCTCTGCCTCATCCTGCGTGGCGCCCTGGCGGCGCATTGCTGCCATATAGCGCACGCGGACCGTTCCCATAGGCATGGTTTCTGCCTTCACCACATCCTCAACCACCACCCCGTTCCCGCTCAGGTAATCCGCAATCTCCGCCTTCGTCACCTTGTCCTTGCCGCGCAGGGCCAGGTAATCCAGCACGCCGGAGAATTGCAGTTCGTCGTCCTTCACGCCCAGGCTGGCCTTGTTGCCTTGGAGCCACAGGCGCCACTGCTCGCCCGGCATGGTGTCGCGCTTGGCGGATTGGATGGCTCGGTTGAGGGGCGAGTACCAGGGAACGGCGCGGGACAGGCGCGGCGCTTCGGTGGGCTTGTCGCTTGAGTTGGCGGCGGCTTTTACTGCCTCGGCCATTTTCCTTTCTGCGCGTTCCAGTTTGGCTTTCAGGTCGGCAATAACGTCGTGTGGAGATTGGATTCCTTTGAATCCGCGTTCTGCCATTCGTTTTTCTTTCCACGAAAGCTCAAGCGTCTTTTTTTCTCCGGCAACATAGAACGCATCGTCCGAACGTCTGCGCACCATCGCATCGCCCATTCGCGCCCATATCCCTTCAACAGTGATTGGCGGGTATGGCATGGCGTCTACTTCCGCCTTGGCCTTGTCGTATGCGTCGGCGACAGGTTCCAACTCGGCGATTGCCATCTTGATCTTGGCGACTCGCTTTGCCGTGTTGGCAACACCCTTCACCGATAGGCTTCCGGATTCCGCAAATCCAAGCAACTGCAATGCAGTTTCAAGACTTACGGTTTGCTCATTTCCGGCCTGCGCCACAGTGAATTTGTGGACAATATCGCGGCCTGTTTCGACATTGGTTTCGGCATTGTCCCAGTCCGATTCGCGTCCTTCTCGGTCTTCTCCAAGACGGTCAACGTATGCGTAAGGCTTCCAGGCCCATTCATAGCCTGTCAGCTTCGCGCCAGTCGGGCCGGTTATACCATCGAACGCGATGCGTGTTTTCGGCTTTGAGCGCGTAGCTTGTGATGGTGTAGATGTATTGGCGGCAGGTTGGCCCACTGGGGTTTCCCTGCTGGTCGCCGGTTTCACTGCCTGGCTGAATAAATCGACCTGCCCCCCCACCGGTGCACTCGCCGCGGCGAACATATCCATCTGCCCGCCGGCATCGCCAGATTGATGGGCGTCGATGGCCTGTTGCGCCGCCTTACGGTAGACCTCATCCGGGATCTTGTTCCACAGGGTCTTGAACTCGGGGATGGCCTTGAGCGCGTTCTTCACGTAGCGCATCAGATCGCGCACATCGAACCCCACCTTGGTCAGGCCGGCGCCGAACAGTTTCACCAGGGTCGGCATCAGGTTGGGCGTGTCCTCCGGCAGCATGCGGTTGACGCCAGCCAGGTTGCGGGCGATCACCCCCAGGTCGGCCAGGGCCGCATTCCAGTTTGCGTCGGCCTGCTCGCGCGCATCCATGCCCACCGTCGCGCGGTAAGCGGCCTGCATCAAGTCCGCCTTGCTGGGCGCCTGCGTTTCTCCCAGCAGGGACGATTGCCCGGGGTTGCCGGCGGCGTTCAGTCCGTCGAAATAGGACTGCATGAAGTCGGCGATCTTGCGCGGGCGCCGCGTGTTGTCCGCCAGGAAGCGGATCAACGCGCGAGTTTCCGGCGTGTGCTTCTCGCCGAACATGCCTTTCTGGGCCAGGGCATCATCCACCGAAGTGCCGGATTCCTTGAGCCTGGAAAGTTCTTCCACGGCGGCCATCAAATCCGGCGTGATGTCGGCATTGAACAGGGCGCCGTCCTGGATGGCGGCGCGCGCCTTCGCCACTTTGGGCGCGGCCTGGGTCAGCGCCTTGCCGATATTGCGCAGGTTGTCGTCCAGACTCTCGACCATGCGTTGCAGCACGCCGGAATCCCCGTAGGCCTTAGCCAGCACGGCATTGCGAATCCGCGCATAGCCGGATTGCGACAGGGCACCGCTGGCATCCATGAGGCCGGCGCGTTCTGTCGGCGCCAGGTTGCCCATGAATCGGCGCACGAAATCCCGCGACGTGCCGGTGGTGAAGTCGCCATTCTCGTCCGGGGTCAGGTCGTCCAGGTTGTCGATGCGCGCGGCGTCGGAACGGGCCTGCTCGCTGGGAGACATCTGCGCCACGGTGGTGGCATTGGCCTGGCGCGCAAACTCGGCACGGTCCACGGGCGTGGTGCGCACCCGCACCAGCACCGGCTTCCTCATGGTATCCACCCATTCCGGTGAAACCCCGAAGCGGTCCGCGTTGGTTTTCAGGAATGTCTTGTAGTCCTCGGCCTTCTGGCCGTTGGCCTGATAGACCCGCTTTAGTGCAATCGTACGTGCATTGCCGGACTCGATTAGTCCATCCAGGCCGACAATCGGGGCGCCGGTCGCAGCGTCCGGGGATTCCCCCAGGCGGGCCGGGTCCAGTTTCTGGACGATGCTGGAGATCTGCATCTCCGAGGCTGCGCGCTCGCGCTCGCGCGGCTGGAGTTCGGCGGGGTAGCGCGCATCCTTGCGCAAGTTGGTGTCATGTGACGACACCAGATCGTCCGCTTCCATGAGCGCGAACGTGCCGTCCAGTTTGGCCCCCGTCTCGGTGGAGAACGACACAGGCGCCCCTGGGGTGTGGACCGGCCAATCCTTGGCCAGGTCAGCGCGCTCCTGCGCGATCTCAAGTTGGCGCGTAACAATCTCCTGGCGCTCTCCGTCGAACATGGGGCCGTACCCATTATCCGGACTCAGTTCCATCTTGCGCGCCTTGAGATTAGCGGCCTCCTTGTCCAGTTCGGCCACCCGATCCAGCGCATTCGGCGCGCGCGGCTTGAGCAATTCCGCGCCCGGGTCGGCCTGGTTCAGCGGCGGCGGCGCGGCAAGGGGGGAAGCCCCGGCGGCGGTAGGGGGGAGGCTTGAGGGGGAAGTGCCGGCCGGCGGCGGGGTCGGCGTGGCGGGTTGGGTCGATCCGCCACCCATGGCACCTTTCCCGGCGGACCATGCGGCCGAAGGAACCTCAATGCCAGCGCCTCCGAGTTCTCCCAGCATTTCCTGTCCCACATCGGCCAGGTCTACCGAACCGTATCCAGCGTACTGCCCAGCCGCTTCTGACGCGCCACCACCGGCCACATCGAGGCCAACCGCTTTGGCCCCCGTTCCGATCTTCTGCGGCAGGGTGCGTGTCTTGAGGATTTCCTTGGTTCTCTGGGCGATCTGCGCCGCATTCGCCCCCGCGCCCAGTTCCGCACGCGCGGCTTTTTCTGCGGCCCGCGCCGGACCCGTAGCCAAGCGCCCGGCCCCCATGGTGAAAGCGGCATCCACGGCCGAGGTGGTCGTCGCCTTGGTTCGCACATCGGAAAGAGCCACATCCATGAACTTCTTGTCAGCCAACAAGGCGGCGATGTTGTTCTCGCTGGCATCCATCCCGCGCCGTTGCAATTCCTTGCCGATAGCGCCGACGAACTCAGAGCCGGCCTCCATGGGCCACTCACCGGCGAATCCGCCAGCGACACCACCAGCCACCGCACCGACACCAGCACCGACTGGGCCAAATGGTGACCCGGCCATGGCGCCTGCTTTCGCGCCCCCCATCATGCCAACGATGGAAGGCGCCATGTTGGCGATCTGGGATGCCGTCAGGTAGGCGGTTCCCTTGGGGTTGGCGATGGCCTGTTCGCCGACTGTCCAGATGGTTTTGCCGATAGCTGCCAACTTGTCCAGCGGATTGTCTGACCAGGCGCCGGCCTGCTCGTACTCATGCGCCGGCTTGGCGAAAGCCTGCTCGACTTCGGTCAATTCCTTGGGCTTGGGTTTTCTCTGGTCTTGCATAGACTGACTGATCAGCGCCGGGGCGTTCTGATCGAACGATCCGGTTGCAACGTCGCCAGACAGGCGCGCGGCAGTCAACGCGGAACGTGCACCGCCAACCGCCAGGTCGGCGGCGTTGGACAAGAATCCTTGTGGTTTTTCGTCCGGCTGCGCGCCGATCCCATGCTTCTTCAGGATGGCGTCAAATGAATCAACTTCGCCTTGGTCCTGAGATTTGATCCCGTGCTTGGCGAGAATGTCGTCGAACTGGCTCATGGTGGGCACCTGACCTGATAAGTTCAGGCAATGTGCCACGCATGGGGTTGTGCTACGCTTGTTGTGTCCGGGGTCGAACTGGCAGCGTCAAAGTGCGTGGGCGAGGAACGATAAGCCCGTTTCCACGCTGACCCCGGACTTCACTTCACGATGCCGGAACTCCGCGCCGCATCAGTCAATTCCTTCATGGCCTGCGCATTTCCTGCGGCCTTGGCCTTGTTGAAGGCGGCCAGGTAGGCGTCGTATCCACCGCCGCTTTGCTTCGCCTGGCCCTTGTACAGCAGCAGCCCCTTGTTGGTATCCGTAATGCCGTTTTGCACCATCCATTGCAGGAATTCATTTTCTTTTTCGATGTTCCGATTGACGATCTGGCGGCCAGTCATCAAATCGGTAATCGGCTTGCCTTTACTGTCCATCGCAAGCGTTCCGAACGCCTGCGCAACCTCGTTCATTTCCACTTTGTAAGCGGAACCAGACCCCGGCTTGGCGCCCTTGTTCTCGCGCATCCACTTGGTTTCCTCTTTGGTCTGCGCGGCGTTGGCGTAGCTCGCGGCGGCGGAGGCGTTGCTGGCGTTGATGCTGGCGGCGGATGTTTTATCGGCCCGCGCATCGTCGCGCTTTGCGTTCTCGGCATCGGCGTCCATCTTGGCTTTTTGCATGGCCAGTTCAGCCGTCTTGATTCCAGACTCCAGGGAAATAATGGCATCGAAGGCTGTCATGCCTTCGGCCATGAGAGTCCGCCTGCCGTCTTTTGTGACGCCGATCATCTTGAAGCTGGGGGTTTTCATGGATGATTCGGCGGGGACAAGTTCCAGGTCCATGAATTGGTGCTCGCCGCTTTCGTTCCATGCCTTGAGTGCGCCGGCCTTGTCGCCCGCGTTGGCGCGTTTCAACGCCTCCTGTGCGCCCTCGCGCTGGTGCTTCTTCATTAAATCGGCGAACTGAATGGCCTGCAATCCAGTTGGCACTTCGCCAAAATAAGCACCGATCTGACCCGCATTCTTGGCGAATGCGTAGGCATCCGCATTGGGATCTCCGGCATATTGGCGAATGTATCCTGACAGCAGTTCCGCCTTCTTATCGTTCAGCGCCGCCAGGGCATTGGCGCGATCCTGGCCCTGCAAGGCATAGGCCTGCATCTTGAACTGGTTCAGGGTCGCCGCATCCTGTTTCGCCGCTGCATCGAAGTCCACCGGCTTGGGCTTCATGACCTCGCTCATGCCGATCTTGGCGATCTCGGCGCGCGGGGTCTGGGCCGCGCGGTTCACACCCATGGTGGGCTCGTCCGGCGCGCTCGGGTCAGTCGGCACCATCACGGCCTCGCTACCCGGGCTTTGCGCCTGCATGAAGGGCTGGGCGCCCAACTTGGAATAGAAGGCCGCGTTGTTCTCGCGTGCCTGCTTGGCCACGGTGCGGTCTTCCTGGCGCGCTTCGAATTCTTGCCGGCGCATCTCCATGTCCTGGCGCAGGCGCTCTTCTTCCAGCTTCTTCTGCTCCATGGCCTGGCGCATGGACATGCCGCCCATGATGCCGCCAGCGACGGCGCCGAGATTGCTCAGTGTGCTCATGCGTAGCTCCTTTTCTTGACCGCGCCGCCACAGGCATAGCCCGGCTTCTGTGCAAAGCCGCCGGCCCCGTAGCGTTTCGCCAGGCCGGCCGCGTTGATCTTCTCCAGCATCGGCTTCACGCCAGGCATCTTCACGGACTTGGCGTTTACCACGAACTCGCCATCCGACAGCCAGGCCGGGATCTTGTCTTCCGTCTCGCCGCCAGGGCCGTCCACCTTGCCGCCCTGGATCATGTTCTCCCGCTCCACCTCGCCGCCATCGGCGAACAGGCCCAGCAGGCTACCCACGGCCGCCCCGGCGGCGAGCCACGGCATGGCCGTCGCCACACCAGCCAGCGCCTCGGTTCCGGCAGCCACTTCCGCACCAGTTCCCAGCGCGCTTGCTGTCGCCGCTTCGGCGCCGGCAAGCCCCGCGTTCTGGGCGGCCAGCATGGCACCCTGTTCCGCCGATGTACCCAGCGCAATCGTGCCGGCATCGCCCGCCCCAGCCGCCAGTCCGCCGGCCACGTCGTTCATGCCGGCGCCCTTGTATGCCTGGATCGCCCCGGTTAAGTCTTGGCCGGCAGCCGTCGCTTGGGTGCCAAGGCCTTGGGCCGCCAGTTCGGCATTGCCGGTCCAGTTGCCGACGTTCTCCATGATCTTTCCGCCTTGAGCCGACATCTGCTTGGCGAACCCGCCCGGCCCTTTGGTGATCAGTTGCGCGCCCGTCTTCATGCTGCTGATGGACGGTTGCTGTTGTTGCGGAGCGGGTGCGGTGGGCACCTGGACCGGCTGCGTGCCCACCTGGAACAGGCCGCCAGAGGCCATACGCGCACCGTAGCCCTTGATCGGCTTCTTGACCTCGCCGCCGTCGCGCATGGTCAAAGCCATGTAGCCCAGGCTGGCGACGTTGGACAGCCCCTGGCTTTCCTGCGCCGACTGGTTCTGCTTGGCCTGGCCGATGCTGGCGAAACCGCTTGCCGCGTTGCCGGCCTGTGCCGCCGCGTCGGAAGGCATGCCAACCATGGAACTGTAGAAGTCCTTGGCGGCGCCGAACTTCTTGTCTTCCACGTTGGTCAGCGCCTGGTTCACCGCGCCGGCCTTGAGCGCCGCGCCCTGGATCGCGTTCGTCCGCTCCATACCGGCCCACTTGCCCGAGGCCGGATTGAATCCGTAGCGCGCCATGTTGCGGCGCATGGTGTCGGAAGTCTGGTCGATGGACTGCTGGGCGGTCGTTGCCGCCTGCCCCGCCATGCGCTCGGCATAAGCAGGATCTTGGTACTGCATCGCCGCAGTCTGGTAGCGGTCCACCGCACCCGGCAGGGCTTCCTTGCCAATGTCCAGCATGAACTGGGCGGTATCGGACTGGACGCCGTAGAGCTTTTCCGCGTTCTTGTAGTAAGCGGCATCGCCCCCCCCCTTGAACAGCCGGCGATTGCGCATGCTCCCGGAGGGAGGGGTGAAGAAGATCGGGTCGTGTTGTTTCATGGCGCAATCCTTATGGCGTCAGACTTTCCCGGATGCTGCCACGCATGGACTACAGGCTGGCGCGCATCATCCGATAGGTGGTTTCCATTCCGTAGTGCTGGAACAGGCGTTCCTCGCTCGCTCCGCACAGGCTTTCCACGCAGGAAGCCCCGGTCTTTCTGGCCCAGTCGCGGAACGCATCCCAGAATTCCTGGCTGGTCTTGCCGGCCAAATAGGCGACATGGGCGGCACGGAAATTCGGGTACTGCTTGAACTCGATGCTCGCGGCGGAGACGACATCATCGCCTTCATGCCACACGAGCAACTGGGCGCCACCGTAGGCGATCTGCGCGCGTAGCTGCGACAGGTCGCACTCGCCCCAGTTCTTGGCGACGGCATCGGCAAGCAGGGGCGATACCTCGGGCCAGACGGTATCCAGGTAACGGGGGTCTATGTGGGTGAGCATTTTCACTCATACAGCACGTTGACTTCGCCAGCAGAGAAAATTCCATTGGCCATGATGCGCACTGTGGTCAACGTGTCAGACAGCGTTTTATATCCAGCCACGGCTTGCAAATACTGTGCAGATTCAGAGTCTGTAGCCAGTATCGACCCAGAAGCGCACCACGTATTGCCGTTTTCTTTTGTCAAGACAACCGCGCCTGATGTGGAGGTCACGCCTAATAGGAAATAGTTCGTGGCTGTGTAAGACGCATAGCCCGTCGTTTCCACGCCGCCAGCGTCTCCGAGGCGAATACCACAAACACCACTGTGCGACACACCATTGAGACTGATAGTGATCCGCTTCACCCACGATGGGATGCTGAAATCGACACTAGACCCGCTAGTGGTCGCCTGCGCCGTTCCCGATGTCAACACCGAAGTCGGCGCTGAACTTGTCCAGGCAGTGCCGTTGCTTGTGAGCACGTTTCCGGAAGTGCCCGGCGCCACATAGGCCATGATGTCCGTGCCGGGCGTCAGACTCATCGCGGCCTTGAGCGCGGACAGGCTGGTGACGCCCGTTCCGCCGCTGGAGGCGGACCATGGCAGGCTGATGCCAAGCGCGGCGGCCAGGGCGGCGTAGGTGGTCACCCCAGTTCCGCCCTGCTGTTCAGTCAGCGGCGTGGTCAGCCCGCGCAGCTCGGTGATGTCCAGGTTGACCCCGGAACGCGCCAAGTCGGTGGGCAGGGTCACCGCTTCGGACAGTGAGGCCGCGCAGGGACGGCAGGCCATGTAGTCTCCCGCCAACCAAGCCTTGGACGTCGTACCGTCCACGCCGCGCACCACCGTGAAGTCATCATCAACCGTGGCCGTGATCTTGACGATCTCGATGTCGCCACCGGAGTTGAACACGGTGCCGTAGACGTGATCTGTCCCAAGCGCCGAGCCGAGTTTTGCGCGGAACAGATCGCCGTACCCGGCGGGGAAGGCCAGGGTCGTGTCATCGCTATCGACGGAAGCGGCCAGCGGGGCGCGGAAGTTGTTGACGAATCGAACGGCCATATCAGACTCCTGACTTGTTCAGACGGGCAACGATCTCGTTGACCTTGTTGATGATGTCCGCCGTGGTGGCGGTGGTGGGCAGCCGCACCAGTTCGCCCGAACGCTGCCCGGTGAGGTCTTCCAGAATCTCTTTCATGGGGCGCAACACGCGCTCCGCGTCCAGGCCGATGGGGGAAGGGATGGCAGGCTTTTTCATGAGTTAGGGAACGGCGCGGTGGGTGGGGTGAAGTTGGTGGTGTAACGAGCCACGCCTTTGGTGAATCGTACATTCCTGATATACCCGTTCAGGCCGGGGCTACCGCCACCCGTAACGGTATAAGCTCGTCCGATTTCCCACTTACTGCCACCAAGCCCAAGTGGACTTTCAACGCTGTGCACCAAAACACCGTCAATGTACAAGCGTGCAGTAGTATCCCTGACAAAAGCTACGTGCATCCATTGGTCAGGCGAAACAGGGACAGGAGTAGTGGCATTGCCGTGAACACTACATGTTAACATACCAGTACCCAGGGGGCCGAGCCAGATATACGCCGAGGATGTATTGCTAAAAAGGTATCTACCGCCCGTGGTATCGGAGAGTTTTACATAAAACTCAGCGGTGTAATTTTGAGCTGAAAAAGCAAAATCGGAGTGATCCACCGACAGATAGTTTGACCCGTTAAACACGGCAGCACCGCTGCTGATAGAGACGCCTCCAGTATTTGCAACCGTGTGTCCTTTAGCATCCAGCATATCGAGGTCGAGGTTCATGAGCAGCACTACTTCCGCCCAATACGGGTCATGTTCCCCGCCCGCGTTAAACCCCGTCATCTGAGACATACTAAGCATTGGCGATCTCCTGGGCACTGGTTGCGAGCGTGATCCGACGCACGCCTTTGTTGCCGACGACCTCGACGGTCCAGCGGGTGGAGCGGAAGCCAGCGGGCAGGCGGTACAGTTTCTCCGTCAACACGTTGACCGAGCGGACCAGAACGCCATCGGCGTAGACGTAGAGCGTGGTGTACTCGCTGTCCAGGGTGGGCACGGGTTCCAGGCAAGAGCCGTTGACTTCGTAGAGATTGGGTTCAAACGAGTTCAAGTCGCCGAAGGAGCACTCGGTACCCCACAGGGCTTCGTTCTCGTCGATCAGTGCGCGCACCGCCTCGGCGAAGGTATTCTCCCGGTCATCGAGCAGCACCTGGGCGAAGCTGAAGTTCATCGGCTTGGGCGCGATGAAGGTCTTGGACTTCCACTCGAACGGCAGACGGTTCACGTCGTCGCCGTCCCACTGCATGATCTCGCTCGTCTCCGGGTCCACCACGTACATCTTGCCGGTATCGCGCCTGATGTGAACCGCCTGGGCGGCAACGCGAGTCTGGGTCAGCGGCGCGTCTTGAATCGTCCGGTCGAACATCAGGCCCGACATCAGATACTCGGCGGTGCTCACCGGGCAGGGCTGATCCCCGACTGCGTAGCCGATCTCCCAGTAACAGGGTTCGACGTACTGGCCCAACGTGTCGGCAGTAAAGGCCGAGCAGGTCAGGTCGCCGTTGGCGTAGCCAACGTCCCAGTAGCAGGCTTCGACGTAGGCGGCGGTCATTTACACGCTCAGTCGTCCGTGGCGGCGCTGGTGGTGTAGTAGAGCGTGACCCCGTGCAGTCGGGCGTCCACGGCCAGGGTGTCGTTGGTACCGTCATCGGCCTTGCGAAGCACTTGGAACACCACGTAGTCCTGGGCGGCGGGAGTGCCGGCGATGGTAACGGCTGCGGTAGCGTCCGACACATAAATGTCGTCCGTCGTGCCGCCGGTATCATTGGTGTAGATCGCCGTGCCAAAGGCCGTGTCGGCGGCGTCGTCGTTGGACAAGGCCACACCTTGGATGCCCCAGCTAACCTTGAAGTTCACCGTGGTCGCCGCGTGGCTCCAAGTGAAAACCGCCGTCACCGTGCCCAAGTCCCAAGACTTCGGCATCCGTACCGTGAACTGGGCGTATTCAATCGTGGACGCATCGAAGTCCAGCGTCTTGAGCATCACCTTGTTGGTGGTCGTCTCGACCGACCCGGAAGCCGCGCCGTTGGTGGTGCGGGCGGTCATGGTGCCGGCGGGAATCCAGATGGTATGCACGCCACGCGGGTCGATCAGGTCGAGGTTGGCCTGGACCGTGCCGCTGGTGGGCGCGCAGTGCTGGAAGTTCGCATCGACTTCGGCGTGGGTGAGCGGAGAGCCTTTGGTTGCGCGAAGAGTCAGAGCCATGATGTGTCCTTATGCAAACCAGAGCGTGTACCGCTCGTCATAGAAAACGCCCAGCATCCGTTCCGGGGAGTAGGTCTGCCACTCCTCCTGGGTGAACAACTGGTCGGTGATGGTCTTCACGTCGCCCCCGCTGGCGTAGGCCACGCCGTTGTAGGTGGCGTACATGACGCCGGCCCCATCGGTGGCGACGGAGCGTTTGGAGAGGCAGGGGGCGTACTTGTTGATGCGCTCCGAGGTCATGCTGTCCGGAGAGACACCCGTGATGAAATACGGCGACCCTTCCGTCAGGACGTAGCAGCCCTGGGCAACGGGGGCCAGGGCGATGATCTGCTCAGCCACGGTGAGGCTGTAGGCGGCGGGCCAGGCGTGGGGCTGGTACGCCTCGGAGAAATAGATCTCGTTGCCCACGAACCCGGCCAGGAACCCGTTGGGCATGGCGACCAGGCCCGTCAGGCCGGCAGGCGGCGTATCGAACGACAGGGTGGTCAGCGACTCGCCCAGGTCCGCGTTCAGCAGGTCGTCATCCACGCTCGTTTCAGCGATGGCCTGCTCCATCACGAACAGGTAGTCCGAGCCGTTGCTACGGTACAGGCGACGGTGCGTGATGTTGTAGCCGGTGGTCGGCGGCGTGTCGGTCCAGGTCAGCGTAACGGTATCGCCCGGTTGCCACGCGGCAACGGTGACCGGCGCGGAGGGGGCCGACTCTTCCTGGATGCCGCTAAAGGTGGAAACGTAGGTGAAGATGTAGACATGATCCTCGGCGGTGCCGGTGCCAAGGTCGTCGTTGGAGACGGTCGGCGCACCGGACGGGGCCGGGACATCCAGGTAATACCAAGTCTGGGGGTACGCACCCGTGCCCGCCTCGGCCATCGCGGAGTCGGTCTTCTTGGGAGCGCCGTCGCCCGTGTAGTAGTAGCGGCGTGCGGCGTATTGGTCCGATACCGGGCCGGGAACGATGTCCACGTCATACGACCAGGCAAACCACTGCGCGCTGCCGGGGTCGTAGAAGATCGTCATGGTGTCAGACTCGACCACCACCTCGGGCGTCAATGCCTTGGGCTTGCGCCAGCCGCGCAGGGCGCCGGAGTGCAGGCGCACATCCAGCGTGGAGGTCGCGCCGTGCTGCGGCAGTTTCTGCGGGTCCGTCCTGGGGGACAGCCCGCCGAAGTTGTCGATGACGATGGAAGTCATACAAACCGGCTACGCGGGTTTGGAATGTGGTGCGGAGAGCGCACATTCCCTTTTTGTTGCTGTGTGCGCGCGGCATCCACGGCGGACTGGAATGCCTGGCCATAGGCGGCGGCAAGATCCAGATTAGTCCAGGGTTTCTTCTGCATGCGCAACAGACGGAACAGCGCGCCGGCGGCGATGGCTTCATGGTGATCCGAAAACAGATCGTCCGGGATACCAGTGGCGTCCAGTGTCGGGCGCAAGGCCACCTTGGCTTCGATGGCGCCGACCACGGCCTCGATGGGCATCGGCACGATGATCAAGGTGTCGGTGCGCTCTTGCAGGTAGTGGTACGGGGTGCCCTCTTCCTCGGGCCAGTAATCGTACTTGTCGGCCAGGTAGTCGCCATTCTTCGGCGTCAACTTCTCGCCTTCGTACCAGACGTTGAAGACGTGGCATACCTCGGTTTCCACGTCGCCCGTGTCCCAGTCGTAGGCGCCCTGGGAGGCGACGGAATCAAGGGGCGGATGATCGGCTTGATACACCCGTGTCCGGTCCATGAATTCGATGGCCGCTTTCTTGATGCGGTCCTCGACCATGGCGGTTATCGCTCCGGGCACTTCCGGCATCACGTCATCGAGGAAGTTGGCCCAGGTCTTCATTGCATCACCTGCGCTTCGAACAACTGCATGAGGGCGATGGCGCGCTCGCCATTGGCGGTTTCGTCATCGACGGTATTCATGCGGCCGGCGATGTAGTCGGCCACGGGCTGGAAGAAATAGGACGGCAGCGGGAATGTCCCGGTCAGGGCAAGGTCGCTGTAATCCGTCGCATAGGCGCCGAACTTGAGGTCGGGCCGGAGTTGGTACGCGCGGCGAATAGCCGCATTGCCGAAACCAAGCAGGTCCGCGTCTAGGTAACGGTCCTTGGATGCGTCGTTGAGCGGAATCCGCGCACGATCACACAGTTCCTGCATCGTCGGCATCGGTCGCTTCCTTGGCCAACATGGCGGCTAGCTCGTCGCGCACCTTGGCGTCGCTGGTCTTGTGATGGAACTTTCGGCCACGGACGGCGGCCAGCGCGTTCAGGCCGGCACGGTCCAGATGTTGCAGATCGAAGGCCGCCACAGTTTCCCGTTCGGGTTCCTGTTCCATCACCGGCACCGCATCGACCGCGACAAAGCCGGGCATAGCCAGGATCGCCTGGGCATCATCCACATCCGCGACATCGCACACGAAGCCACGGGAATGACGGAAGAAGTGACGGACCCCGGAAGGTCCGTCAACCCCGATCTTGACTTGGCCCGGCATGGCGCCGGGCGGGTCATAGCGCAAGCGCATGTCAGGCCATCTTGTTGCGATAGAACAGGGTCACGCCCAGGGTGCAGGCTGCGGGCGTGGTCGGCGCGGTGGCCACTTTCATCAGGACGTGGCGGTCGTAGTCCACGGCGGTGACGTTGGCCATGTTGACGCCGGTCTTGGTGATCCGCGCGGTGGCAGCGGCCGTGGTGGCGGTGGAAACGCCCCAGGGTCCGCCACCGTCAGCGGCTAGGGTGGAGGCCAGGGTATCGGCCGCAGTGCCGGCAGACGCGGCACCGGCGGCGTCCTTGTCCTTCAGGTTGCCGACCGAGAACGACATGACCAGCGCGGCGGTGCTGGCATCCGGGTCGGTGATGTCGTATTCCATGTCAACCGGAACGCAGCCGGCGGGCAGGGTAATCACCTGATCCAGATAGTTCACCGTCAGGTCGGCGGTGCCCAGGGAAATGGTGGTGCGGAACGCGACGACTTCCGCGCCCTGCGGGGTGGGCATGGAGGCGTCCTTGCCCTTCATGCTGTGAGAATTGACGAATCCGGTCATGATCTTGCTCCTTGTCTGGTTTAACTTGAGGCGGCCGGCCCGTTACCTGGGCCGGCCATCCCGGTTAGGTGCCGGTGTGGGCGGTATCGATGGCCATCACGCCGAAGTCCTGGCTGGCGGTGGCCTCGGTGGAGAAGGACACCTTCTTGCACCCGAAGATGCTGGAGGTGGAGATCACAACCTTGTCGCCGTTGTCGCGGGTTTCCTCGTGCCAGTCGAAACG